AAGTTGCGTGCTAACAAGGCTAAGGGCCGTCGCGGAAATGCATACTGGGTTGGTATTCACCCAGAAGTTTCACACGACCTTCGTGCTGAGACAGGCGACCTAGGATGGCGCTACCCACAGTCACAGTCTGCTTCAGAAGCAAGCAAGATTTGGGCTGGAGAAATCGGTGAGTACGAAGGCGCGTTCTTCGTAGAGTCATCACGTTTATACAATGCTAAGACAGGTGCAGACCAGTCAACACTAGCAACAACAGCAGTAACAGCAGCAGGAACATCAGCAGGATTTACATTCGGCGTTGCTTCATCTGCAGTTATTGCAACACGTGCTGAAGTTGGTGACAAGATTGCAGGAACAGGTATCGCTTCAGGTGCAAAGATTACTGCTATCACTACATCAGGTTCAACAACTACATTTACTGTAGACACAGCAAACACAGCAGCAGTAACAGTTTCAACAACTGTAACTGTAACTCCAGTAACACGTGTATTCAACACAATCGCATGTGGTTCACAGGCAATGGCAGAAGCCGTAGCGGAAGAACCACACGTAGTTATTGGTAACGTAACTGATAAGTTGATGCGTTTCCGCCCAATGGGTTGGTACGGCGTACTCGGCTTCGCAGTTTACCGCGATGAGGCTCTATACCGAATCACATCAGGTTCATCAATCGCTGCTCTCTAGTAGTTAATTGACTGTAGGGCTGGGGCAACCCAGCCCTATGGTGAGTCCACTAAAGGAGGATGAATGTCTAACTGGTTATTTAAAACACCAACAGTTGAAGAAGGTCCTGCAGGCATGCATAGACTGTTTGAGTTTTACAAGTTAGACCGTGGTATTTCTATTGTATTAAATACTAATGGACAATACCAACAGATTCGTTATCCACTTGATTCTGATTTACCTGAGTATCCAGTTGTCTATCGTGGTGGCTATGCCCACACAGTAGATGATGCTACTAAAGCAGCACTTATTGCTGGTGGTGTAGGAGTAACGGAAGCAAACTTTACAGAACTATGAGCCTACATCAGATACAAACACATCCTGAGTATGTAGAAGGTTGTTTTGGGTGCAAAGTTATGACCCTTGAACTAGGTACAGGTGATGCTGACTCTCGTCGTCAAAGACCACAAAGAGCGTTTAACCAAGAACTAAATGCTTACAATGAGGCTAGAGCACAGGGTATACAACCTGGCGGTACATCAATGCAAAAGATTCGTGAAGCCGAAAAGGCTTCCGAAGTATTAGGTAGACCATATAACTCGAACACAATGCCTGATGCAAATAAAGTAAACAAATCAACCGTAGCAGTAATGAAAGAGATAGGACAAATATAATGCCAATGGTCGGAAATCAAGAGTTCCCATACACACCAGCAGGTAAGAAGGCAGCCAAGAAGGCTGCTAAGAAGATGGTTATGAAGAAGACTACAAAGAAGATGGCTATGAAGAAGATGGGCAAGAAGAAGTAATGGCTCCTAGAGATAAAACTCCAGCACAGGTTAGAGATATTCAAACACGTATTAAGCCACGCAAACTTACAGCCTTTGAAAAATTACTTATTAAGTATAAGGGTGATATTACAAAGATTCCTGGTTGGCAAGGCGGAAGAGGAACAGAGTAAACAATGGCTAAATCTCCAGCATGGACGCGTAAAGAAGGCAAAAATCCTAAAGGAGGGCTTAACGCAAAAGGTCGTGCATCCTATAAGGGTGGCACTCTTAAGGCTCCTGTTAAATCTGGAGACAACCCACGCAGGGCATCCTTCCTAGCACGGATGGGTGGGATGCCAGGTCCAGAGCGCAAGCCTGATGGCTCGCCTACTCGTCTACTTTTATCACTGCAAGCATGGGGTGCTTCCTCAAAGTCAGATGCAAAGGCTAAGGCTGCTGCTATCTCTAAGAGAAACAAGGCTAAAAAATAATGGCTGCTAAAAAGAAATCAACAGTCAACGCTGCTGGTAACTACACAAAGCCAGGTATGCGTGCTGCATTGTTTAAGAAAATTAAGGCTGGCTCTAGAGGTGGAGACCCTGGTGAATGGTCTGCCCGTAAAGCACAGTTGCTTGCTACTGAATACAAGAAGGCAGGCGGAGGGTACAACTAATGGCCCTTGCTAAATCTCAAAAGTCTCTTAAGAAGTGGACTGCGCAAAAGTGGAAAACTTCTGATGGCAAACCGTCTAAAGGCAAAAAAAGATATTTGCCAGCAGCGGCATGGGCTGCATTAAGTCCTGCTGAAAAAGCAGCCACCAATAAGGCAAAGGCTGCTGGCAATAGAAAAGGCAAGCAGTTTGTAAAGCAACCAAAGTCAATAGCAAAGAAAGCAGCGAGGTTTAGGTAATGGCAACAGGAGTAGCAGGTAGCACATTTGCTGACGAATTAAATCGTCTTGCAAATGGTGGAACATATCCGACACCAGATGCATATCAATCTGAACAAGGTGCAGCAAATAACTATGCTGAGACTAGTGGCTTAGGTATTATTGCTGCTCTAAATATTAAGGCTGACGCAAATCGTCAACCTGATGAATACAAGATGCTTAACGCTATCTGTAATGAATTAGCAGGAACTACTGGACTATCAGCCATTGTTGCATTAAGGAGCATAGACCTGTGACAACAACATTGACACAGATGATTGATGAAGTGCTTATCAATCTATCGGGTTACACATACCAGCAAGACCGCTCTACCTATCTTAGAACTGCGGTTAGTACTTTAACCTCACCAAGTACTGCACCTACAATCTTGTCTCTTGGAGACACTAGCAATGTAGGCAAAGGTGTACTTGAAATCGATGAAGAGTTGATGTGGGTTGATTCGTTTGACCGTGTTGGCAATACAGCAACAGTCGCCCCTTACGGGCGAGGCTATTTGGGAACAGATGCTGCCACCCATGCTGCGGATGTAAAGGTTACTATCTCACCTATTTTCCCGCGCTATGTTATTAAGAAGGCTATTAACGATACTATTGAAGCAGTTGGTTCTGCTATCTATGCAGTTAAACAAACATCATTTGTTTATAATGCAGCAGTAACTACTTATGAGTTTCAAGATTTAAACATAGAGAATATTCTTACTATGTCATGGCAAGATATTGGTCCAACAAAAGAATGGATTAGAGTTCGCAGATGGACCTTTGACCCATTGGCCGATAGTGCAACTTGGGGTAGCGGTTCACAAACTGTAACTATTCATGATGTTATTATTCCTGGTAGAACTGTTAAGGCTATGTATGCTACACACCCAGCAGTATTTACAAGCAACTCGCAAGATTTTGCCACACAAACTGGATTATCAAATACAGTTAAAGATGTAATTATTTTAGGCGCAGCCTATAGATTGCTGTCCTATCTTGACCCAGCCCGTGCTGCTCAGTACAGCCCACAGTCTGATGAGATTGATTCTAAGCGTCCGTTTGGTGCATCTAATACAGCAGTGCGTCAAATCTTTGGACTATATCAACAGCGTCTTAATGAAGAAAAACAAAAACAATTAACTCAGTACCCAACACGAGTTCACTACAGCCGATAGGAATATAAATGACAACTAGAAATTACTCCTCACGCTCTCAGCAATCTACGCTGACTAGCGCGGTTACTGCTGGTGCAACAACGATTGTTGTTCAGTCTGGGCCTGCGCTTCTTGGTGGTGCAACCATCTCAGGTGGCACAACCTTTACTCTGGTTATTGACCCAGATACAGCGCTCGAAGAAATTGTAGATGCCACGGCGGTATCTACCAACACCTTTACTATTACCCGTGGTATTGATGGCTCCTCTGCCCAAGCCCACTCGGCTGGTGCAGTCACACGGCACATGGCTATTGGTCGCGACTATCGTGAGTCTAATGTTCACATTGAGTCTACAACAGGTGTACACGGGGCTACAGGAGCCGTGGTTGGTACTACAGATACTCAGACCCTAACTAATAAAACCCTTACTTCCCCTACAATTACCAACCCAAGCATATCTGGTGCTGGAGTAGATGCAAGCATTGTCTTTGAGGGTGCAACCGCAGATGCCTATGAGACCACCCTTACAGTGGTCGACCCAACCCAAGACAATACAATCACAATGCCTAACACAACTGGCACAGTGGTAATTGCTACCGCAGTACAGACTCTTACAAACAAAACTTTAACTAGCCCGACTATTTCAGGCTCACCAGTTATTACTGGTTTATCTTCTGCAGGCATGTCTGCATCATCTGCTACTCCTAAGGATTATGTAGATAGCATTTTAGGTTCAGCAACTTCTGCTGCTACTTCTGCTGCTAGCGCAGCAACTAGTGCAGCATCTGCTGCAACAAGCGCTACAAGCGCAGCAACTTCTGCTACCGCTTCAGCATCATCTGCTACAGCCTCAGCAAGTTCTGCAACAGCAGCAGCAACTAGCGCGACTTCAGCAGCAGCCTCTGCAACAGCAGCGGCAACTAGTGCAACTAGTGCAGCAGCAAGTGCAACCGCAGCAGCGACATCAGCCACATCCGCAGCAGCAAGTGCTACAACTGCTGCAAACTCTGTGGCTACAATCGCTGGATACGCAACCTCATCTGCCAACTCTGCTACCGCAGCCGCTACCAGTGCTACATCTGCAGCAGCCTCAGCCACGGCTGCTGCTACCTCAGCAACAAGCGCTGCTGCAAGTGCAGCAAGTATTGTTGGAGACGCAGCCGCTGCTGCGACAAGTGCAGCCTCAGCATTAACATCTGCATCTTCTGCTTCTACATCTGCTGCTAGTGCAGCAACATCTGCTACTTCTGCAGCCGCTAGTGCAACTACCGCTGCTAACTCAGTGGCAACTATTGCAGGCTATGCTACATCTTCTGCTAACTCAGCAACCGCTGCAGCAACTTCCGCAACATCTGCTGCAGCCAGCGCTACCGCTGCTGCAACTTCTGCAGCGAGTGCATCTACTTCTGCATCTAGTGCTGAAACTTCTGCGACTAACGCAGCAGCATCTTATGACTCATTCGATGACCGCTACTTAGGTTCTAAGTCATCTCCTCCATCTGTAGACAATGACGGCGGTGCTTTACTTACTGGTGCTCTCTACTGGAACTCAGTAGATAACACAATGTATGTATGGTCGGGTACAGCGTGGGGTTCAATCTCATCTACCGCTGCCATCTATCGCTACCGCTATTCTGCTACAGCAAGCCAGACAACATTTACTGGCGCTGATGCTGACGGTGCGACACTATCCTACCTTGTAGGCAAGGAGCAGGTATACCTCAACGGTGTACTACAGGTTCGTGGTACTGACTACACAGCAACTAACGGTACAAGCATTGTCTTGGCATCAGGTGCCGCTGCAAGTGATGTACTAGAAATCATTACCTTTACAGCCTTCTCTGTAATTCTATCAGCGATGACTGATGTACAGAACTCATTTGCAACTGACCAAATTATCAACGGAGTTAAAGTTGGCGAGGGTGCAGGTTCCCTTGCTAGCAATACAGTCCTTGGAGCAACTGCTCTTAATGCCAATACTACAGGTGCAAACAATGTTGCTATCGGTCAAAATGCTTTAACAGTAAATACCATTGGCGATAGAAATGTAGCCGTTGGTCCTAACGCTTTAGCAGCAAACACTACTGGTACACAGAATATTGCAGTAGGTAGTATTGCGCTACAGGCTAACACTACTGGCGTGGGAAACATTGCTATTGGTGAGCGTTCCCTTACAGCCAATACAATTGGTTCATATAACACTGCAATCGGTGGCGCAACATTAAATGCAAACACAACTGGTGACCAAAATGTTGCTATAGGTCGTGATGCGTTAAGAGACAATACTATTGGTGTTCAAAATACCGCTCTTGGTGGTTCATCATTACGGTTCAATACAACTGGTAACTATAATGTTGCTGCTGGCTATCTAGCACTTTATTCAAACACAACAGGCTCTACAAATACAGCACTTGGAATACAAACTTTACAGACAAATACTATCGGCACAAACAATACCGCTGTTGGTGCCTATGCATTAAATCTAAACACAACTGGTACTGAGAATACCGCAGTTGGTACTTATTCACTTGATGCCAATACAATTGGCGTAAGAAATGTTGCGGTTGGAAATAGCGCATTAAGTGCAAATACAATTGGCGCGAACCTTGTTGCTATTGGTTCTACTGCACTTGCCGCAAACACAACTGGTAATAACAACGTTGCTATTGGACATCAAGCATTACTTGCTAATACTATTGGTTCAGAAAATGTTGCTGTTGGTAAAGACGCTTTAGCCTCTAACACTACTGGATATTATAATATTGCCGTAGGTTCTTATGTATTAGATGCAGTAACAACTGCTATTGAAAATACTGCAATGGGTCATAATGCTGCAACATCGATTACTACTGGTCAAGGAAATACAGCATTTGGATTAAACGCTTTGGCTGCTACAACTACTGGTGCTATGAATGTTTCTATTGGTCGTTATTCAATGAATAGCAATACAATTGGTGGTTCAAATGTTGCTGTTGGTAACAGTTGTTTACAAAGCAACACGACAGGTTCTAATAATATTGCTGTTGGTGAGACTGCTTCATTCTATAATGTAACAGGTATTAACAATGTTGCAATTGGACATCAAGCATTGTATGGTGTTTCTACAAATAGCCAAAGTAATAACACAGCCGTTGGTTATAGAGCAGGAGCCGCAATCACAACTGGCGGCGGTGGAGTATTTATTGGATATGATGCTGGAGGAAGCACCACAACAGGTTCAAATATAATCTGTATTGGTCAAAACACACGGGCATCCACCGCAACTGTTGCGAATCAAATTACACTTGGCGATTCATCAATTTCAACAATCCGCGCACAAGTAACCTCAATCACTGCACTTTCTGATGCACGCGACAAGAAGAATGTCCAGCCACTAGGTGTAGGTCTTGACTTTGTTAAGACTCTTAACCCAGTTACTTTTGACTGGAATATGCGTGATGGCGGTAAGGTAGATATACCTGATACTGGCTTCATTGCTCAGGAGTTAATGGCTGCAGAAGATGCTATTGAGATGGCAGACAAACTACAACTCACATACCGTGACAACCCAGAGAAACTTGAGGCTACCCAAGGTAGACTCATTCCAATCCTGGTCAAAGCAATCCAAGAACTAGCAGCAGAAGTAGAACTATTGAAGGGTGCTAAGTAATGACAAAATCAAGAGACATAGCCAGTAAGCAAAGCGATTCAGGCAATAGCGTTGCTTATGGAACTAGTGCGCTAGCAGCCAACACCGCAGGAAGTAGTACAGCATTTGGTACTTTTGCACTGCAAACCAACACAACTGGTTCCGCAAATACTGGCGTTGGTTACGGAGCATTAAGATACAACACAGTTGGTTACAACAGCACTGCGGTTGGTAACGGAGCATTATTTAATAGCACAACTGGATTTAATAATACAGCAGTTGGATATTTTGCAATGTTAAACAACACAATTGGCGCACAGAATGTGGCTGTTGGCAGTAATGCTTTATCCAGTAACACAGCCGCGGCAAACAATACAGCCGTTGGTAACTCAGCAATGTATGTCAACACAACAGGCGCACAAAATGCTGCTCTTGGGGCTGGCGCTATGTACGCCAATACAACAGGCGGTGGAAATGTTGCCGTTGGCTATCAGGCTCTTTCTGCAAATACAACTGGTAATACAAATGTTGCTATTGGTTACAATGCAATGCTTGCTAACACAGTTGGTTACAACAATGTTGCTGTTGGACAAACCGCACTTACTGCTAATGTAACGGGTTGGAGCAATGTTGCAGTTGGAACAGGCGCTTTAGGTACCACCACAGGTGGATTAAATAACACCGCTGTTGGCAATGCAGCGTTGGGTCTTAACAATACTAGCAACAATACCGCAGTTGGATGTATTGCAATGTATTACAATACGACAGGTAGTTATAATACTGCTGTTGGATATAGCGCAATGCTAACTAACACAATAGGTTCTTTGAATACAGCAATTGGTTATAACGCATTGTATTCAAACACAACTGGTGGAGAAGCAACTGCAATTGGTGAAGGCGCTATGTATTCCCATACAACTGGTATTAGAAATACAGCGGTTGGTAGACTTGCAATGTATAATAATACATATGGTAGTCAAAATACAGCAATGGGTGTTGCCGCGCTAAATACAAATACAACAAACAGCGATAATACTGCTATTGGTTGGTACAATCTTGTAGCAACAACAGGTGGTAGTAACACAGGTTTGGGTTCTTATACTGGTACTGCTGTTACAACTGGTGCTCAAAATACATTACTTGGAATGCAAGCAGGTTATAACGGTACCAATAATCTAACAACTGGTTCAAACAATACAGTTATTGGATATTTTGCAGCAACATCTTCTTCATCAGTATCTAACACAGTAACTCTTGGTAATGCATCCATTGCTACACTTCGTTGCCAGGTTACGTCTATTACTGCTCTATCTGATGCCCGTGATAAAACAGATGTTGAGTCAATCCCAGTTGGATTAGACTTTATAAACAAGTTAAACCCAGTTACATTTACTTGGAATACACGCGATGGCGCAAAGGTTGGCATCAAGGACACAGGTTTTATTGCCCAAGAACTTATGGCAACTGAGGACGAGGCAGAACTTGCTGAGTACCTACAACTGACATACCGCGATAATCCAGAAAAACTAGAAGCAACTCAGGGTAGACTAATCCCTATATTGGTCAAGGCAGTACAAGAACTTTCAGCAAAGGTCGCTGAACTAGAAGCAAAGGTAAACTAATGTCACATACAGACAATGCAGTAAAGACAATCACTAAGGCTACTCCTACAGTTGACCTTGATGGCAAGGTAATCAAGTGGGATGTAGAGGTTGAGTACTCACTCAATGACTATGTATCAAAGTTCAACAAGACTGTAGAGGTTGAGGCTGAGAAGGCACCAGCATCTTTCAACAAGGCTGAACTATGGACACTAATCAATGAGGCTCACTTAGATGCAGTATATGAGTCACAATATGTATCAACTCAGATTCCAGTAGAGGCTACTGAAGTCAAGGTTGATGATTTCGATATCGATTCACTAGCGTAACAAAAGGTCGGGGGACACAATGAAAACAGTACTAATCGCAACACCTTCGTATGATGGGAAAGTAGATGTCTGGTACGCCAGCGCACTGCATCAAACTGCATTGCTTGGTATGCAATCGGACATTTACTTCCACCCAATCTTTATGTCTTATGACGCACTTATCCAGCGTAGCCGTAATGACCTACTAGCCCTAGCGGTAGAGCAAGAGTTTGATGGCATCCTATGGATTGATGCTGATATGGAATGGAACCCTCAGTGGGCAATTGATGTGGTGAACTCAGGCAAGGATGCCTTAGGTTTACCAGTTATCAAGAAGTCTATCTTCGAGGAATCCTACAATGTCAAGTGTAAGCCAGAAGATTTAATCACTAATGATGAGGGTCTCATCAAGGTCGAGTCTATTGGTACAGGCTTCTTCTATATGTCTAAGGATGCAATCAAGCATCTGTGGGACAACTCAAAAGCCTATGTCCACAACGGTGCTAAGCGCCGATGGGTATTTGAAGTAAAGATTCAAGACGGAGACATCATCTCCGAAGATGTACTGCTCTGTCAGAAGTTACGCAAGGGTGGATACGAAGTATTCATTGACCCAAGCAAGACTTGCAATCATATTGGTACACTAAAGTTTAGTGGCAATTTTGCAGACTTCATCGAGCGAATCAAGGGACAAGAATGAGTAAAGTAAATAAGGGAACACTAGCAATTGGCTGGTGTGACAATGGCAATACTGATGGCAAGTTTACAGAAGGTGTTGTTAGCGTAGCACTTGGGTGTGTTAACAACGGTATTGAATTAACTCACAGTATGCGAGTGCAAGGTAATCAGATTGGTAGACAACGCCAGGTTTTGTTTGATTACTGGGCTGACCAAGTTAAGACTGACTGGTTACTATGGATTGACTCGGACATTGTAATCAACATGGAAGTAGTTACCAAACTTTGGGATACTGCTGACAAGATTAATCGACCAGTAGTTAGTGGTACATACTTTATTTCCAAGGAACATGAAGGTACATTGGCTAAGCCATACCCAGCATTGTTTTATGATGTAGATGAATTTAGTATCCAGCATGTTCACCCATTACCAGATAACGAACTTATCAAAGTAGATAGTGCAGGGTTTGGATTTGTGCTTATGCACAAGTCAATTATTGCACCTATGCGTGAGAAGTTTCCAGACCAGTCAATGTTTGCAGAACAAGAAAACATTGGCGATAAGTATGTAGGCGAAGATATTGTTTTCTTCCGTAAGATGCAAGCAGCAGGAATCCCATTACATGCACATACTGGTGCATTAGTAAAACACATAAAACGTTTTAGCCTTGACTATGGATACTACGCACTGTACTGGGCACATGAACATTTAAAGAATAAACTTAACGAACAACAAGACTAGGAGTCTAAGTGGCTAATCGTGATATTACCGAAGGTCGTGCAACGCGAGCCATTGCTGTCGATGTTGGTGTCGTTGCTACCTCTGCTATCTGGCAAAATACAGATATAGCCTATGACGTTGCTGTTGGTGGTATGCCGTTTATTTATGCTATTAGTGATGCTCGTCCATACATTCGTCAAACTGCACCATTTCGTAAAGAACAATTTGATAATCAAACAGAACCAGGTGAGCAATCACTTACTGGTTGGTGGATTCGTAGTCAGATGTCCTTTCATGGTGGAGATGGCATAACATTTTTTGACCCAGCGGATGCACCAGCCAACTCTCCAGCACAATATCGTTTTGCAGATAGCCAGGGAGTAAATGTGTTCGAGCAAGGGCAAGTAACCTTACTTAAAAGTGTAGTTAATACACATCAAACCACTGGTCCTGTTGTAGGTACAGACCATCAGCATGTTAATCAACATGTACGTTCTATTCAATGGTCTAATACTAATGGAGTATTATTACACGATGAGTTTGATGTAGATAAAATTTCTACCAACGGTACTGTAACGCATTATATTGATTACATTTCTGGCACTGACCGCAAAGTATTTGCTATTTGTGATGACGGAGTTAATGCTTACTGGGTAACCAATAAAACAGTAGGTGGTAATCAACGCCTTACTATGTTTAAGAAACCATTAACTGGAGACTCAACTACTGGTTCATCTAATCCATCTGCTACTGGTGACGTTACTCAAATGTTTCAAAGTGGTAGCATTGAAATTCAATATGCAACCATGGAGTTTGTTAAAGACCGTATAGTTCTTTGTGTAAATAATGCAGTGTATGAATTAGCAACTAATGCTACTGCACTTCCAAGCCCAGTATATACAAATCCTAATACCAACTATCACTATACATCTGTGGCTGCATCTGGTCCTGCAATCTATACTGCTGGACATTCTGGTATTTATTCTACTATCCAAAAGTACACACTATCTACCGCTGGTGTAATGCCTACTCTTACATCTGCTGTTGTTGCAGCGGAATTACCTGCTGGTGAAATTGTAGAAAAGTTATACTACTACCTAGGTTACATGATGATTGGAACTAATAAAGGTATTCGAGTTGCAACAGTCTCAGACCAAGACGGTTCTATTAATTATGGTCCTTTGATTGTAGAAACAATACAACCAGTCTATGACTTTGCTGGCAGAGATAGATTTGTTTGGTCAGCATCAGGCATAGGTGCTTTAGATGGCGGACTTATCCGCCTTGATTTAGGAACAGAAATAGAACCATTGCGTTTTGCTTATGCAAACGACTTACAGGTTCAACAAACAACAGAACATTACACAACAGGTGTAGCATTTCTTGGCACAACCAACAGACTTGCATTTACAACAGCATACAATGTTACAAATGGTGCAATCTATTTAGAATCAGCCACAGAATTAGTATCTAATGGCTACTTAACTACTGGTTATATTAGATACAACACACTAGAACCTAAAAACTTTAAGCGTCTTATCGCACGTGGAGATTATGAGTTTGGGTCTATGACTTTACAAACAATTACTGCTGATGGTACTGCATTTGATGTCGTATCTTATGACTCATCAGTACCACCAGTTGAAGTAACCACATCTAATCCACAGGAAGCACAGGAGTATTTATCCTACAAGTTTATATTGTTTCGTGATGGTACTGACTCAAGTAAAGGCCCTGTTATGGAGGGCTATCAGGCAAAGGCTTACATTGCTACACCACGCCAAAGAATTATAAAGTTTCCTGTCTATTGTTATGATGTAGAAACAGATAAGTACAATGTACTAACGGGATATGACGGAAGAGCATTTGACAGAATCTCACAATTAGAATCTGTCGAACAAAACGGTGACGTTGTTACATGGCAAGATTTAACCACAGGTGAATCTCGTCAGGCACTCATCGAGCAGGTCTCATTTACTCGACTCACTCCACCTGACCGTGGCTTTAATGGTTATGGTGGCATTATTGATATCACGATAAGGACTGTGTAATGCAAGCACAAGACTATGCAACCGTTGCTGTTGCTGTAATGACAATTGTAGGTGGCTTTGCCGCATCGGTGCGCTGGTTAGTTAAGCATTACCTTAATGAACTTAAGCCTAATGGTGGTTCATCAATTAAAGATTCAGTTAAAAGATTAGAAGACCGTATAGATGACTTATACCGATTGATTGCAGAGAAATGAGTAACGATGAAACCTGTTGTCAAGAAAGCCACACCTGCCGCTATTGCTGTCCTTCGACAAGCCACAGCGATAGCGCCATCTCGTATGAAAGCATCCGATGGACTTCTACCGTCGAACGCTCATCTGAAACAGAGTCCAACTAGCGACCACAATACTGGACTTGCAGTTGACCTAACACATGACCCTAAGAATGGAATTGATTGTGCTGACATTTTTGAAAAACTTAAAGAAGATAAGCGGGTTACTTACCTCATCTTCAAAGGCACGATATGGTCTAAAGAAAAGGCTAAACAAGGAAACAGACAGTACACTGGGAGTAATCCTCATAACAAGCATCTACATATTTCTATTGATGCTGCTTGCTCTACCGATACTTCTCCATGGTTTTGGTGGATGAATCAACCAAAGATTATTAATCAGGCTATTGCAAAAGTAATACCTACACCTGCTAAGAAAGCATATCCAACCCAAGTTTGTACCTGTTGCAAATTGCACGGTACAAAATCCTAATCCCCTAGGAGGAAATGATGGAGCAATTCAAACAACTAACGCTTACTTGGTTCCGTGCTGCAGCGTCCGCTGCCGTAGCACTTTACCTTGCAGGCGAAACAGACCTTAAGACCTTAGCAATGGCAGCAGTGGCTGGTTTTGCTGGTCCACTACTCAAGTGGCTAGATAATTCTGCCCCAGAGTTTGGTCGCGGCTCAAAGTAGTACCCATTTAAGGGGCCTAGAAACCCCATAGAGACAGTAAACCCCCAGTTCTGGTATGTATACACCAGCGCTGGGGGTTTTTTCTATTTCTGCAGAGCAGAAAGTATGTCTTCAACCTTAATAAGGTAGCCCTTACTGGGGTTGGGAGGTATGTTGCAAGTAATGGCTCTTCCCCGAACCGTTACTACTTGCTTAAGTACCTCCGTTGGTATCAGCAGAGTTGCCCCCTCCAATACGAAAGCCCAGTATTCTGCTTTAGTACTGGACAATCCTGATAGATACCAATTCTCGTTGTTGTGTGACCAGCAAACTGTTTCTATGTATAGGTTGCCAGTATCTTTCCATTTCAAATCTGTTTTAACTTCTACTGTTTTGCCACCTGTTAGTAGTTGTTCTACTAACCCTTCTCCTTCTTGTCCTTTTGCTAGGTCTAAGTCGAAGTCTGATAGTTTGCTCATGGGTATCCTAAGTATAGTGGCTTGACCGTAATCTTTAATTTCTTTCTTAGTACTCTACGTTGGAACTCTGTTGTTCCACCCCAGTATCCAAAGACACCATTCTTAAGTGAGTAATCTAAACACTGTTGTTTAACTTCACAATTGTTACAGATTTTCTTAAGCATATTAACATCTCTATATGTAGAACTACCATCTGGTACAAAGAACTCTTCTGAATCTACACTTCTGCAGTTAGGTTCACCTTGCCAGTCTGGGTATTCCATTTATCCTCCTGTTGAGTAGAAACCTGAGCCATTAAACTTGACCGCTGGTACTGACCATATACGTTGCATAGTTTCACCACAAGTTGAGCAGGCTGGCGGTATATTTTCGGTTATTTCAATTACATCTGAACAACAATTACATTTAAAATCAAACAGTGGCATTAGTCAAACTCCTGACCTGTTGGGTGAGGGAGTGTGACCATAGACCCACAGTTAACGCACTCTCCATCAAGGAAATAAAAGCATATTTCACCTTGGTCAAATGCAACAAGCGCATGAAATACATCCCCTCCACATACGCAAACATCTCCAATAGATTCTCCTCGCAAGTCCATAGCGTGTGAGTAATCCGTTGGATGTAGTAACTCTCTGATTTCTTTAACGACATCATTCTCCTCGTTGGTCATCATCTGCCTCTACTAAATCATCATCAGGCTGTGGCTTCCATCCGCCCAAATTTCTAATTAGAGATGCAATAGTTCTTTGGACCTTCATCCGTGCACCATCTGGTGTTGTGTCCAACTCTTTGGCTGTCTCACTCCACTCAGGATTGTCTACTGTAAATCTAACCTTAAGGATAAACTGTTTTGCTTCTGACAGTTTATAATATGCTGCTGCGATATCAGACCTAAGTACTAGCCAGTTGTTGCCATCATTAGCAGCCTCTGACTTATTAAACTTAAAGTTAAGGTCTTTAATTTTAGTTGGAATCTCATACGACTCAGCAATGATTGATGGTAAGAACGCTTCGATAACAGATGCATCGTAGTAGTAAAGGTCAAGCAACTCATAGCCAACCGTCCGTGCCTTCTCGCGTTCACAATAAGTAATTGCTTTATTGCGAAGAGACTTGGCTATGAGTTTGTCCTTGTCTTTTCTTGGCAGTGCTGACCACTCTTTATACTTTTGTGGGTGACTAACAAACCATATCCACAGCACCTGCTGTATGTCTTGCTGGTCAGTCATAGGGTATTTGCGCTGGTATTCGGCAGCAATAGCCACAACCATTTGCTCATACTCTTCTAAGTAGTCCACGTTATCCCTCTGCTACGCCTTCCCATTGTCGCCTTTGCACCAATAGTCCGATTATTGCATAGTTTGCTAGGTCAATAAAGGTATCTTCAATACTTTCGTAATTGGGCGTGTCGCTTTTTTTATAGTAAAGATTTTCCAATCGTGCCATCTTATCGTGCATACGCACAAGCAGTCCATTCATTGCACCACCTGGAGCATTGGCTATGTTAAATGGGCCGTAGTCTTGGTGTTTACGTATCATAATTATACGCAGTTCATTTAAGATATCTTCAAAATTATTCAGGTCTTTCATCAAGTATCTCCCTAGCCTGTTCTTCAAAGTCCATCATTGCTTCTTGTACTAATACTTCTTCTACAATCTCATCTCCGTGCCCTGCTTCTGATGATACTAGCACGGCTGCCAGCATTGTTAACATGCTGTTGGCTTTTTGTGGGTCTGTTTTATTTGCCATCCACACATCTCTTAGTGCATTAAGAATATCTAATCCTTTGCTATTGGAGATTGGTATGCCTATGTATCTAGGATGTTCTTTGATAAACTCCCATACTTCCTCACCATTATTAAGAAATGCATTTTCGGATTCGCTCATTAATAAACTCTGCCCCCTCTAGCATTACTATGCTGTTTACATCATGCCCTTCTGGCATCTGCACTATATTAACATTACCTAACTCTCGGCTAACCTTCTTGCCAAAATCCATACCTGCTGTGTCACCATCTGCTAACACAATTACTGTATCAAAGTCATCTAATATTTTAGAGTAAAACGGTTTCCAATTGTTGGCTCCTGGAATACCTACGGCTGGATGGTTAGTCTTGACACTAACTGTAATGCAATCTATTTCTCCCTCTGTCACACAGATGTAATCTGATGCAGTAAGAACTACTTGTGCATTGAACATGCTGGTCTTAGCACCTGGCATACCCATATATTTTGGGTCAGCATTACCTATTGCTCTAAATCTAATATCAACTACACCTGATGGTGTTATGTAGGGTATTGCTAGCCTGCCTGTGTATTGTTCATGACCTGGAAGAGCGTCCTTTACCACTCCAAGATGAAAGCGTTGCGCCTCGTCGACCGAGAGATTGCGTGTTGCTAGATACTCTGCTGCTAGATGAATCTGACTTGCGTACTGGTGCGTCGCCTGTAAGAGAAATTGTCTGTGCGAACTTGACAGCCTCACTGTAGTTACCTCCTTCTCTATGCATAATTAAATCGTATACATCTCCACCAACACCACATCCGTGGCATTTGAATCTGTTTTCTTCAAAGTTAATACCTGCTGATGCATGACTGTCCGCATGAAATGGACACTTAATTTTGCGCCAGCCGTGTCCCTCAGCAGGCACGGCTGCACCTACATATCTTAAGTAGTCCGCGATACTATGTTTCACCCATTGCCTTTCTGATTAGGGCAAGCCAAATGCTGGCTGGCATTGTGCAATACCATTCACCAACATCTGACTTACCTTTCCGTTTATGCAGAACTGTCCCAGTCCATGCGTTATCATTCTTGATTTCTATTTCTAACTCTTTGACCCAAGCGCTTAAGTCCATGCGGACGTGGTCTTTAACCTCGATGGTCACTCCATTCACACCGCTGATATCACCTTTGTCTAGTTGTGCTCCTGCGATTCTGCGGTCTGCATATGGAAAACCATTGACCTTCAACCATTTAACAGCATCTGCTTCTGCTTTGCTGCCTTTACGCTTGGCTGCTGTACTCATTCTTGTGGCTCGTCCCTAACTTCCGTTAGTTCCCATTTACCTGTTTCTGCTTTCTTTGCGCGTTCTTCGGCTATCTTTAATGATGATGCACGAATAACTTTTACTTTATATTGTGAGTATGTAACTCTATACTTTGGCATTACACTACTTCCTCTTGTTGGTATCTAACTGCTACATCTTCTAAGTACATAGACTCAGGATTAAATGACAGAGTAACATAGTTGCTGCCCGTTTGGTCAGCCCGTCCGTATCTGTTTTTAACTGGGGCTACACATAGATATGTTTCGTCTCCCTGTTTCATCTGTCCGATTGTAAGTACCATTGCTGGTATCTGATTGACCATGCCCTGTACTGCGCTACGTGGTTGACAAGGATAGCCATCAAAGCCTTCTTTGGTATGGTGTAGTACCAACACCGCTGCGTTGGTATCTCTGGCTAGGTATTTAAGTTCTTTCATAACGGCACGCATTGCACCAAACTCATCGTACCCATCCATTGCTACATCCATTAGGTTGTCCACCACAATCAAGGTAGGACTCTTACCCCATACAGTTTCAAAGGCTGAGACTTCATCATCTAAGTCTTTGAGTGTAGGGCTAGATTCAAATGACCAGAACAAATGATTGTTGAGTTGCAGTATTTCATGTGACTTGTCTGGGTTATTCTTTAGCAAACTTTCTGCTGCTGTCTGTGTCATCTTGCCAGTCATAGCAATCAAGCGCATAGCCATTGTGTGTGCATTGGTATCTGCTGAAAAGTAAAGTGTCGGATGTTTTGTTTTTGCAGCAATAGACAATGCAACTGATGACTTGCCTGCACCTGGAGTGCCAGCGATTACAGTTACTTCTGCTCGACGCAGAATAATACCAGCCCTTTCAAATGCAGCAAAGGCAGGTGGCAACGGTTCGCCACCCACCTCTGCTTTATTTATAGAGCGTTTAAGGGTTTTCACTTAATCTGTTCTGGAACAAAGGTGTTCCATTCAGGTGACTGAACTGTAACGTATTGGTTCTTACACTTGTCGAAAGCACCCTTCGGTGCTGGACAAAACCAACCTTTGTATGGCTTACCGTCTTTACCCATACCTTGAATTGCAGTCATCTTACCGTGTGGACAATTGCGTCCACCAATGATTTGAGTTGGTGCTGGTGCATATTCTTGGGCAGGAATTGTTGTTCCTGTTTCAATGATGTTGCCATTGAACGCTGCTGCTACTGACTGTGCTGATGGGGCTGGAGTATTTCGTACTGCGGACTCCAGTTCTTGTGCTGCTGATGCGATTGCATGCACTGATAGTGCAATGATGTTGTCTAGTTCGTCTCCGCTTTCTGCACGGACTGTTACTAAACTACCTGCTGCTGTCTTTACTGTGATACTGATTGGTGCTTCTGTGCTAGGCACTATCTTCTCCTTGCTCAAATGGAGTGGCTAGACCCTTCTGGTCACGCCACTGTCTTACTTTCATTGCAAACTGTACACCTTTCCATCCTTCTTTGATGTCAACCCATACTAGTTTGCATGTTCCTGTCCCTGCTGGGGCATGAATTATAATTGCTTTCTCTTTGTTGATGTCGCCCCATGTGCCACGGCTTGCCGTGTCCACCATATACGGCATGCCGTTGGCATAGATAGCCAACTGCATTGATATATTATTTGGATGGTCGATGCGACCTGTCTTAAGGTCAGCAATGAATCGCTCACCCTTGTACTCAACAACCCTATCTGGTGTGCCAGCAATTTTAAACTTATCAAGAACTGTAAACTGTTCAATGAATAGGTTAGTTAATATACTGGTTGCTTGTTCGTAGGCTTTAATGTCTGGCATCCATTGTTCTGGTACTGGACCTAAGTCTAATCCTAAATCTAACTTTTCTGTTAGTGCGTGTATGGCTGTGCCTATTGTTGCTGCCTTACTTGCACCTGCTGCATCCATTGCTTCTTCGATGTATGCATTAACTAACTTGTTATCTTCTGCTGCTACACCTATTGCTAGTAGCAGGTCTGGTCTGCTTGTTAAACCTATTGCAGCCATCCTCATCTTCCATGCTGTCAATGCTGACGCATCATCAAGACTGTTGGCTATTGTAGTGGCGCGGGTGTATGCAACTGGAGCGCCACCCTTAGGCGGTACAACCATTGGTCTACCGTATCTATCTCTTACTATTTCTGTTGGCATTTGTCTCCTTGTTTAGTGTCCCGTGTTCGCAGATGGCGGGACCACCCATCCCCAAGTCTAACACATAGTAGAAATGAAT